AGCTGCCATCTTTGCAGGCCACGAGGGGGACTCTTTTGCGATCATCGGTCGAAAAAACGGACGTGGAGGTGCGGGAAAGTTCCCCCCGTGCCCGAACTCATTCCAGAAGGCGACGGATGCGACGGGCGTACCGTCCGAATAAATTGCCCCCTCAAGGAATCCAACCTCAAGGGATGCGCTCATTTTCACGGCGATGGCCTTGATCTTCCTCTCTACGTTTTGGGATATTGGGAGTTGCATCTAATACCCCCAGCGCCGCCCCTGGTTGGGATCGGTTGGGCGGGAACGATAACGCATACCCCGTAGGCTCGCCGTAGCTTGCCAGAAGGCCGCGCCGTATTGGGTTTGTTGGAACCATGCGCCCGTGCCCGGCGTGGGCGGTACGCCCTCAAAGCTCGCGGATACGGTCCCCTCTGCCGCCTGGCTTACTCTCCCCACTGGCTGAGCCTGTCCGTCTGCGCTGAGATCGCCTGAGAGAGAAGAGATGTGCGCCACAAGCATGTTGAGCAGCATCCCGCGTCTCCCCAAGTCCTGAATGGGGCTGCAGTCCGTGTTGGATAGATACAAGCCCGCTTCCACGAACAATGCCGCAAGCCTGGTTGGACTCACGGCATTGAACTGCGGATATCGAGCTTGGAAGTTCGCCAAGTTGAAGACTGCAACGGCCATCGTTACCCTTCGGTTACGGCGGTGAAGTCAACGTAAAATTGTGCGCCGATTGGTAGCTGCTCAACCGCCGCCGGGTTGGTGATGGTCATCTCAATACTTCCGCTCGGTGTTGCCGCCGAATAGCTATTGTCTTCGGGGCTATTGCTGTATACCGCTCTCAACTTCACATTGACGTAAGTGCTTGTCGCACTCAGGTTCGTGACGGAACTTACCATAAACTTCCCGCGGACGCTCATTGTTATTTTCTCCCGTCGTAATAATCCAAGTTAGGTTTAGCCTTGATTCGCACTCCTCCGACTTGCGGGGGAAGAGTCCGTTTCGTAGGCCGCTTCTCGCTCATTGTTACTTTGCGTCGGCTTTCTTTACGCCGCTCGCCCTGGGATCTTTGCCGTCTGTCGCCATCGGCTCGAAGCCTGTTTTTTCCTTGCGGAGTTCTTTCGCCTTCGAGATTGCTTCCGTCTCGTTGCGAGCCTCAAAGATCGCGCCAGTCTTGAGCGGCGTAAAATCCTTGTACTTTGCTTTCCACGCTTCCCAGAAATCGGCATCGACTTCGGTTGATACGTGGGTTGAGCCGATGATCTTCGAGCTATGCAAGCCCGCGAGAGTCACGCTCTCTCCGCTGATCGGGTGAGTCAAAACCAACCCGTTTGGAAGCCTGCAGCCAATAACAATCTTTGCCATAAAATTCCCTTCGTTATGTAATTTGAGGGCTGAGGATATTCCCCCAGCCCTCTTATTACTGTACACCGTCAACAGTTACCGAGCTATACGCCGAGCATCGCCGCGATAAACATTGGGCGATAAACAATGCTTCCGAAAGTTCCCTGCGATTTCTTCTGCTTGAAGGCGCTCATCTCGATAACAATCGGGTGAGCCCGCAGTTTCTCGGTGAAAGCGACTTCAACGGTACGCTGCCCTTCAACTTCGTCAACGATGAGTTGCACAAGGTTGCCCGCCGCTGTCGAGTATTCCGGAGCCGTCATGATTCGCAGGTTGGGGAAGTTATCCTTGATCGTCGTCTTGACGTTGACGTTGAACTGAGTGACTTTACCGAGGTTGACGATCGCGCCAGAAGACAGCGCGAGCGTCATCTTTGCATCCATCTCAACCAGAGATGTATTTCCGGTCTGCGCCTGCAACTGAGTGAAGAGCGCGAGGATATCGGCGTAGATCCCGAGAGCATCCTTGTTCGCCCAGGTAATGTTTCCGCCCTCGTTGGTGGGGGCGATGGGGGCGTAAAGGTTGGGATCGTTGAGCAAGCCGTAATTCTGCAGGCCGGCCACGCCGTAGAAGTACGTCTTGTTCTGGAATTTGTTGAGGGTGAGAACGCTCGCGATGTTGACGCGATTCGCCCAGTCGATTTTCGCAAGAGCCGCCTTCGCGAGTTCCTTCTCGCCCCACTGAGTAATCACCTGGTAGTGATAGCTCTGACGCTGGGGAAAGTTGGTATTCGCGCCGGCCACGCCGTTATTGCTGTAATCGCCGTAGCTCGAAGTCTCGCCGGTTGATTCCACAACGGGGAACATCGCTGTATCCGTTGTCCAATCGCCCTTTTTGACTTCCTCTCCGACGATCTCCGCGGCCTTCATCGGCGCAACCAGGATCTCAATCAACTTGGGATCGATGTACGTCGAAAGAAACGCGGGGATACCGGCGTTGCTGGTTGTGATTAGTGCCGGCTGAGCGTCCATTGCGACACGGATGCTGTGAGCCACGTTCGGCAGTTGCAACATGGCTTCCGTGCCCATGAAGTGAATGCCGGCGTCCATTGCGAGCGCTACGAGTATTGGGTCCATGACTGGCTTAGTTCCCCCACGTTGAGATTTTGACAAGCTCGCCGACGTTGACAGCGGACTTGGCTACGAACTTCGTGAGGACGCCGCCGGCAACCGTGAGCGCCGTAGAAGCCGCGTAAGCAGTTGCCGGGATGTTGAGCGTATACACGCCCACGCCGCCCGCCGCGCCGCTAACCTGCGATGCGATGGTTGCGCCTGCAGGTACGTCGGTCCCGGTAATGCCGTCGCCAACTGCGAGCACGCCGGTTGCAACTGCGGAGACGTTGAGCACGTTGCCGAAGCTGGTTACGGTTACGCCCGCTGCCGTTGTCGCAACGCTGGTGGTATACGTTCCCGCGCCGCCGGTTGGACCGCTCACCTGGGCGAGAATTGCGGTCCCGGCAGGTACGCCAGTACCCAAGATCACGTCTCCGATGGAGATCAGCCCGGTTACTGCAGTGACCGCCAGGCTGGTACCCGTGCCCGTCGCCGTGAACGTTGCGCCGATTGCGCCGGTTGCAGTCGAGCCGGCGGGAGCCGCGCCCATGTAAACGGAGCCGTCTGCGTAGCTCGCGTAAACCGAGCCGCGGAGAGTGGAAGCCTGCCCGTTCGCCTTCGCGAAGAAACTGCCGGCGTTATGGAGAGTGACGGGGAAGCCAGCCAGGATCAGGTTGGACGCTTCCCCCAAGTATGCAGTAATCAGCGCTGCACCTTCCTGGCGGTGAACGAAACCATCCGGCGCGGCCGCGCCTTCTCCGTAATTCGTGACTGTCTTACCGTCTGCCGAAACCCAGGCAAAGCGGCCGACTGTCACTCCAAGGGGACCGGCCACAAGGCCGCCTTCCCCAGCGGGTACAGTTGCGCGAGGATTCGCGTCGGCGAAATCTCCCTCAACTGCGAGCGGGTTGTAAAGATTGACGGACTTCTGAAACATTTTTGGTCCTCCGGTTTACTGCTTTGCTTCGGTTACAAAAAGGCGCGGCGTTCTGCGGTTTATCCCTGACGGAAACGGCTCGCGTTCGGGAACCTGGCGGCAGCGCCGGCGGAGTCCTGAGCGATAGCGACGGGGGCGGAAGAGCGCGACTGGGCCAGAGTGAAGAGCGACTTGAGAGCCGGCACGCCAGTAACGCCGGCGCGGTCAACCTTCAAATGATCCAGAGCAAAGCCGTAAATCTCTTCGGCTGAGTCCTGGGCGATCACATCGCCGACAACCGGCCGAACGGCAATGCGGGCTTCGTTCGCGGCGCGGAGATCCTTGCGGAAGCTGTCCATTGCGCCTTCGAGTTTCTTCTCTGCCTTCTCTTCGGCGTCCTCAGCGATCTTCTTTTTCTTCTCTTCCTCTTCGTCGGCGGCATCCTGGGCGACTTTCTTACATTCCTTACAGTCGCAATCCTTCGGATGTTCGTCGGCGTCTTCGGCAACTTCCTTTTTCTCTTCGTCCAATGCCAGCAACGAATCGAAAACGGCGGTGATCGCCGCGGGCTTGAGATCGGCGTCCATCGCGATCAGCTTCGCGCTTACGTCGGCCTTGTTGAAGGTTTTCTTGACGGCCTGCCCTACCAAAGTGGGGAGCGCGGAATCGAGCGCCAACTTTGCGGACATACCTCCGAGAGTCGCGATAAGGGCAGTGCCCAGTTTGGTAGGTTTCGGCATTATTTTGATCTCCTGATCTGCAGCTATTACGTCACTTCCCGCACGGCCATCCTCAACGATTGCAAGATGATCGGCTTGAATATCGGTCATAATTCCGTCGTACCGCTGTCCCTCAAAGATGCCGGCAGTCATCACGGCAACGTAGCGATACGCGCAACTCCATTCGTGCAGAGTCTTCGTCTCGATACCGGCGATAGCCGTCTCATCCCAGAGACATACATCGGCGTCGAGATAGGGGGACTCAAAACTGATATCCGATCCCGTTGTCCCTACCGTGATCATCTTCGGGGGATCGGTATTGAGAATCGGCTTATGCTTGATCAGAATTTGAATACGCTCGAAGGTGGGAGCGGCTTTCGCAAGCTCTTCGGGCGAACGGAGCATATAATAAATCCTCTGAGGATCAAGCCCCAGAGCCGCGCTATTCGGGATCTCCATACCGAAATAGGGGTTTACCGTCGCCTTCGTAATGTGAGTTTTGCTGATATGCAGCCGGCCGTTTGCGTCATACGAACGCGCCGAAGCGTCAAGCGCTACGGAAACGGCGGGATTGAGATCCTGAGGCATATTACGGAAAGCATTGCACAATTATTTTCAAGTTGCAAATGTTATTTTTATCGTATATTATTGACGGCTTTGTTACTTAGCGGATCTGGCAGCGAAAGCGGGGATCACTGAGCGGCCGGTACAACGGCAGTTGATCAACTCTCCAGGGAAGATCCACTTCTTTTCGTCGCTATCCCACATTCCCTGAGCTACCTTGTACGTCTTGCCATTCATGGCAACGTGAGTAGGGCGCGGCGTCTTGCCGGCGTGCGAGTGCATCCATACGGATTCCACGATCCCTAACTCAGTCTGGCGCGCCTGGGTAACTACTGCGTTGGCTTTGTTGCTCTGATCAAGCGAGATGAGTACGGCGCGGTTAGCGGCTCTCGGGTAAAGCCGCTTGAGGGCAGTCACCATCTGCTGTAAGTCGCGGCCGGCGGTATAGGACCGCATCGCGATTCCCTCAACTTGCTGCAAATACTGTTGAGGGATCGAACGGATCAAGCCGATATTCTCAGCGAGCGAAGCCTCATACGCTTCCCGCATCACGGGAGTCATCTCAAATTTGACCGTCCAACCGGCATCTTTTAGAGCCTGGCGCATCGCGGAATCTGTAGCCTTGAATTGCCCTTTGAGGTAGGCTTCGGCGATCTTCGGCGCGGCATCCTCGAAGCGCTTGATCCAACGCTTCCCCAGATCGTCGAAGCTGTATTCCCAGTCGGGGCTCGCGTCCTGGGCGAGTAGCGGGGGAGCCTGGCGGTACGTCGCAGAGATCCAATGCAGAATGCTCGCGTCCATCTCATCTATCAAAGCCATCATGCGGCGATGGTAGAGAGCGGCGATGCCGCGGTTGGCGTGTACCGCACGCACAACTGTGGGTTTAGTATCCATCGGCTATCCAGCCAACGGGAACGGCGTTTAGTGAAGAGCAACCAGATCCGCTAATGTTGATGGAGCACCGTATTACTACGGTAGCGCCGCTAGTCGTTCCGCTCTTCGTGTAAGTAACGTATGCGTCGTCTGTGCTGTCAGGTTGACTCTGTCCAGAAACCAACAGACTTTGCACGACAGTTGTAAATGCCGTGGGGAAAGTGATCGTACCGCTCGAAAGCGTTCCGCCTGATGACGCCGTGGTGATCGTTCCCCAGGCGTGTATTGTACCGTCTGAGTATCGGATATAGCAGCCGTTAGCGTTGCAAGTGCGAACAGGAGCCGCCGCGCCGCATGACGCCTGGTAAGTGCCCACGGTCCCGTTACCGCATAGTGTGTAGTTATTCGGGGCAGCGCCGGCCACTGTGTAGCCCGTAAGCGCGTCAACGATCAAACCTTTTACGTTGACCGCGGCAAAAGCAACCGTGACGCAAACTAGCAGCATGAGCCCCAACAAAACCTTCTTATTCATCGTCTTCATTGTCTGTATTCCCCTCATTTGGAGTTGCAATTTCAAGGCTCATATCTAGCCCCTGGTACCCGCTATCCGGATCTCGCGCCAGGCGTTCGCGCTCTTCCTCCGGAGAGATCACGCCGCGGTCAATGTAAGTTCCGGCCGTGGTGCTGTCGGCCGTCCGGATCTCCGCGAGTTCTTTCTTTGTCATCTGCCGCAACGGGACAAACGCAAAAGTAATATCGGGATCAATCTCGCCATACATCGAAAGTTGTAGAACCTTGAGCACTGTTTCTATCGGCTCGCGATCATAGGCTTCTTGCAGAGCGGCGTTCCAATCCTCAAATGTGCTGATCTCGCCCTCACTCGAAGCGTTTAGCCCGCTCGGAGAGATGCCAGTAAGGATGATCGCCGGGGTACGGCTAACGGAACACATCTGCTCTTGAGCTTGCGCTTGAAGCTCATGCAGGCCGCCCAGGGGCGTGTTTACTTGCACTAGCTCTTCGCTGTCCTTATCGAGCAGCATGAGCCCTTTGTTGCTTCGGCCGGCCGTAAATAAATCGGCGCGTTCAAAGAGATCGGTACCATCGGCGTCCGGTCCATCTCCGCCCTGTAATACTTGCCCCATGCTGGTTTTGAGAGCAGTGATTGAGAAGTTATTGATCAGATCTGAGACGCTCTGGCGCGTGCGAAGCCAATTGTCAACATAGGGCTCTGCAAGTTGGCTCAAGCTCATGCCGCTGAAATTGAAGGCGGGCTTGAGTATGTCCGGAAGTTCCCGCGTGATCATCGTCATCATCCGGCTCGCATGAACTTCCTTCCCGAGCATCCACCACTTAGAAGGCTTGTAGAAATCCGCGGCCGTTGGATCAAGAGCGTTGTAAGCGCTGGGCGTTGTCCAAATGGGCTCAACATTCGTAACGCTGTCGAAACTGCCCTTTTTGATTGTCTTATTGCTGAGGATGAGCGGAAGGGAGTCATCAGCGCCCTTGATCTTGATAAAGATCTGCCCGCGGCCGTAAAGACAATCCTGCTCTGCCGCTCGCCGAATAACCTTTTGCAGTTTGATATCTTTGAGCGCTTGAGTAAGTTCGGTGATCCTCGTCTTCGTCTCATCGCCGGCGGTATCCGTGCTATTGAGCACGATCCATTCCCGCGTGCGTTCTGTCGCCAGGGTGGACGCAAACGCCCGATATTCGGCGCGAGTCGCGAGCATAGCGAGATGGGGGTATCCCGGGAAGCCGGCGGAATCACCATAAGCGTAGCCGGCCGCGCCTGGTACCCCATTCATCGCGGAGAAATTCGCATCCATCGCGATCCCAGATTTCGCAGTGGCGGGCACAACTCCGGGCATCAGATCGGGAGCCTTGACGGGATAGCAATAGCTCTTGCGGCCGCCCGTCTCTTTCGCCTTCGCGAGAGCCCGCGCTAAGCCCTCCCCACGTTCGGGGGCGGGTGTCACTGAGAACGGCGCGGGTGTCTTACGGAAGCGATCCCACAAATTACGGAGCCAGGTCATAGATTATTACCTTATCCCAAGTGCCTTGTTTATGGCATTCCGATTTATTTTGAGCCTTCCGAATAAGGGATAGAGCCGGCGGAGCGCCTGAGTCGTACTATCCACTTGATCATCATGGGCGGCCGCCGGGAAGGTAGTCATCTCGGAGACGTAAGCCTTTATCCACGGGCAAAGAGCTTCATTAGGAAGCCATACGTTGAGCGCTTCCCAGTAGCATGTAACCGCATGGGCGCGGGCGAGCTTCGAGCCGTCGGGCTCAATCGGGATGATGCCAGGCACCTGAGCCTTGAGCACGTCAATAACTGCCGGTCCGTTAGCCTTGTCCTCAATCAGCACCTCGCGAATCTGCGGCCATTTTAGTTTCTGGGTAACGATGGCTTTGCATGTAACGCTGAAACTCATGCGAGCGCGGATCTGATCAAGTAGATAACTGTTGGCTCCCTTTTTGCCCCATACCTGCCCGACTACGAAATCGGTCCCGTCCGTGTCTTTGAAAGTGCAATCCCAAGACGCTATTACCTTGTCAAATTTCTTCGGCAGATCGTTCGGGTTGTAATACTGAATACAAAAATCCTTGAAGACGTTGCCGCCCAGAGCCTTCGGGCTCTGCTGATACAAGCATGAAAACCAATAATCGGAAAAAAGAGCTTTAGTCTCATATAGTTTTTCGAGACTGTGAAGCTCGGGAACGAGAGCACCTTCTGGTAATTTGGGGTTATATCCGACTTCATCGGGCAGGTTGATCGCCGGGAATCGCAAATGAGTAAGACGGGGATCGCCGGCGAAGTGATCGATGATGCGCCCAACCAGATCATCGGCCGCCGAAGATGTAGCCATTATGACTTGACCTGAATTTTGGGAAAGCCGCGTTGTAAAAGTAGCTTGATACCAAGACCATAGCCCCTCTTTAGTTGTAACGCTGAGCGCTTCCTTTTCGTTTTTGATTGGATCATCGATGATTCCAATGGTCGCGCTCTTGCCAGTAAGACCGCCCCCGACACCCACCCCCAAATAACTGCCAGTGCCACCTGGCGCAGTAAAATCTCCCATTCGGTTTACGTCGTATTTCTTCTTTTCTTCCGGGGCTGGAAATAGCTTTTGGTGCTCAAGCGAGTTGATATTTCGGCGAACATCTTGCGCCATTGCTCCAGCCAATTCATCACCATAACTGCAAGCCGCAATGCGCCAATCGGGGAACCTGCCAAGTAAATAAGCCGGTAGTTTGCGAGAAGCTATTTCAGATTTTCCGCTCTGCGGGGGAGCTTGAAGAATCAAAACCGGACGCTTGCCCGCTTGCACATCAGTTATAAATTTGTCAATCGCCGCGCATACTCGTTCGGCAAATGTCGATGTTTTATAACCAAGCATCGTGTATTTGATATACCCGTACATCGTCTTCTGCCCGTTGCGACGGGCGAATATCTCTTCGGCAGCGGCTTCCTCGGTTTCGTCCTCAGTAATGGAAATCATTTGACGAATGCCCAGGTCAGGCCACCGCAAGCTGATGGGCGATGGCCATTACAGACGTTGCTGATATTGCTTGTAGCCGCTTTCGGGAAGCCGTTCTTCCGAGCCCATGTGGCAGCAGCACTAACCGAATCAAAGATCATGCCGTTGGAGCAAGTAACGGCCTTTCGCATGGAAGCGCTACGCTCGGCAAAATCTGAGGGAGCGGTTATATTGCGAGCCTTTTGAGAAGCACTGAGTTTTGCGCGAGTTTCTTCGGACGGTCGGCGTGCTCTGAGTCTGACTCGGGTTTCTTCTGATGGCCGAATCCCCTTATGCGATGCCGCTATTTTCTGTTTATGCTGAGCACTCTTGGGTTTACCCTTGTGACGCTCGCTGATCTTCCGGCAAATCTCTTCCGAAGCACCCGAGATGCCTTCGCCGCCGTCTGTAAGGTTACAGAGAGCCGCCCGGCCGCAAATGAGAATGATCGACTTCTCTAGGTCAAAAGCCGCCTTTTCGCTTAGTCCGTCCGCGAGAATAATGACGGAGAATCCATACTTGGATGCAACCCGTTGCCAGTGAGGATTGCGCCCAGTTGCGAGCCAAGCGCGCCGTCGCTGCCCTTTGCCGATATAAAAGACCTCGCCCGCCTTACGCGGGGATATCGTTTTGTGGGCGTAAACGTAAAACTTCATGGATGCATAATATCAGTCCGCAACGTATAAATAATAACGGAGGGCTTCAAATAATGAGAACTAAGATTTTACTCGCACTCGCGTTGTGCTTTGGTTTAGGGGCTCCCGCCGCTCGCGCTCAGTTGGCGAGCCCTTACAGCAATTCGGTTTTCCCTGCGAAGATCTTTACCGCCACGGGGCAAACCAGTACCCCATTTCAACTCAACGGCCTGGTAGTGCCCTCAACCGTCGGAAGCTCTTTCGCGTCGGGGACAATCGCTGTAACCGGAACTTCCCTGACAACTGCAACCTTCGCCGTGTTGGGGAGTAGCGACAACGGAGCGACTTACTACTCGATTCCAATCACTGCGGTAACGCCAGGCGCAACCCCAACCGCAACCGTGACAGCGACCGCGAACGGGCTTTATCAAGTCAATCTCGCCGGCCTGACTCATATCAAATTCGTGACTTCGGGAACGTTCACGGCAACCAGCGTAAGCCTTACGCTCACTGCCAGCCCTAACGCGATGGTTGCGCGGGGGGCTTCAACTGGCGGAGGGCTGAGTGCGGTCACGGGCACGGCCCCGGTGGATTGCACGACGAGCGGATCGAGCGTAGATTGCGCGATGGCTCAGGCTACTTCATCGGTGGACGGCTACCTATCGCACATTGACTGGGCCGCATTCAATGGGAAGCAGAATGCACTCGGATTCACTCCATACAACGCAACCAACCCGAGTGGGTACATCAGCGGCATCACCGGCTCGATGGTGACGACGGCTTTGGGATTCACCCCATACAGCGCCGCGAATCCCTCCGGGTATATCACCAATGCGATTACGTCACTGCCCAGCCTAAGTCTGCCCTACTCGCAGGTGAGTGGGACGCCATCTGCCTATGTTCTACCCACGGCGACTTCGACC